GACTGGCTGAGCCGAACCTGGTTCATGATCAGTTTGGTCAGAAGAGACCGATTCCTAAGGGCAACGGCAAGACTATCGAGTTCAGACAGTTCAGCTCTCTGCCGAAGGCTACGACTCCGCTGACCGAGGGTGTAACTCCGCAGGGTCAGAAGTATCAGGTAACCGCGATCACAGCGACCATCTCTCAGTATGGTGCTTACATCGCTGTCACTGACATGCTTCAGCTCACTGCCTTTGACAACAATATGGCCGAGATTGCTCGCATCCTGGGCTCTCAGGCGGGTCGCACATCCGACACACTGACCAGAGAGGTCCTGGCTGCAGGCACCAATGTCCTGTATGCCGGCGGTAAGGCTGGTCCTGCGGCTCTGGCTTCCGCTGATGTCCTGACAGTACAGGATGTCAAGAAGGCTGTACGTGCTCTGAAGAGAGTAAACTGCCCAACCATTGGCGGCAACTATGTTGCTATCGTACATCCGGACACCGTATACGATCTGTGGGAAGATTCTGAGTGGGTCGAGGTCGCTAAGTATGCTACACCGGACAACATGCTGACTGGCGAGGTTGGCAAGCTGTACGGCGTTAGATTCGTAGAGACCACAGAGGCGAAGATCTGGGCGAAGGGCGACTCCACCCACGGCAACACCGGCTGCTCTGTCTACGGCACGCTGGTCCTGGGCGAGAATGCATTCGGCGTCACATCCATCAACAATGGTGGAATCGAGACCATCGCGAAGCAGCTTGGCTCCGGTGGTACCGCAGATCCTCTGAATCAGAGAGCGACCGTCGGCTGGAAGCTGAACAAGGTAGCCAAGATCCTGACTCAGGAGTACATGATCAGAATCGAGCATGCATGCTCCTACGGTGACTCCGCTGCTAACTAAGAGAGGAGAATCATCATGGCAAAGAAAACTGAAATCATCGAAGAGGCTGCTGTAGTAGAGGAGCCGAAGAAGGCGAAGAAGCTCACAGAAGCTGATCCGGAATACTATGAGGAGAAGGTAAGCATCTTCATCCCCATTGAGGAAGGCGGCAGTGACGAGCTTGTGGTCGGCCATAACGGAACCATCTACAAGATCCAGAAGGGTACTGAGGTAGAGGTCCCGCGGAAGCTGGCGATCATCATCAAGAACTCTAACGCGCAGGCGGTAGCGATGAAGAAGTATTCCGAGTCTGTGAAGAATCAGGAACTGAACGCATAAGTACACGGCGGGGGCGGCATTGGCTTCCCCTGCCTTTTTTGGAGATAGGCACATGAAACTTGGAACACTGATAACAAATGTGAAAAAGGAAAAGCCGAACAGCTTCAGCGTTGATCATCTGACCAAGTTCGTCAATGAGCTTGAGGCCCAGGTGCTGAATTGGCTGGAAGAGGATGTGTTCGAGTACACCTATGCGAAGCACGCGAACCGGAAGCTGGTGATCGAGCCGCCGTATGACTGTGTGTACGAATCCTGGTTGAAGGCAAAGATCGACTATGCCCATGAGGAGTACCAGTCATACGAGAACAACACGGTCCAGTTCAATGCGGACTTTGAAGCATGGAAGGCACACATGGTATCGCACGGGAAGGTTGAGTCGATCCAGCCGAAGAGAATAACGAATTGGTGGTGATCCCATGCTGGTAGGACCTGTGAACATTTTTACACCGACAGTAGAGCGGATCATTAACTTCGGCGGATACAATGCGAGCCCTGTGATCGAGGACGGCGAAATGCGGAACATGATGAATCTCACATCCGACGAGTACCCGTGCCTGACACAGAGGAAGGACCGCGTCACGTATACCGACGAGGAAGACATCACCACCTGGAATGCGATGAACCTGCAGAATCCTGTGGCCATGATCGAGAAGGCTGTGATCGAGAACGGCGTCAGTCAGAAGAAGCTCGCGGTAATCGACTACGTGAACGGCAGCTATGTATTCAAGTATGACGGCGTATCGTATCCGTCTTTGGGACTGTCTGCGGATACATTCATGGTAGCGATCAATACGAGGATCTGTTTCTTCCCGGAGAAGAAGTGGTTCAATGTGCAGACGAAGGAGACGGGATCCCTTGAGGCAACGTCGTCTCCGTCCGGATCCTTCACGCTGAGTGCGGACCTGCTGTATCAGTGCATCACATTCGCCAGCGCGTCTCAGATCTCAGGGTTCGCTGCCGGCGATGTGATCAATCTGTATGCCACGATCACAGTTAACGGCAACACATACTCGTATCAGACCATCCCGGTATCCTGTGAGATCCAGCAGATCGAGGGGAGCAAGATGTACATCCCGGAAGGATCGTTCCTTGAGCTGGATCAGGAAGGATCGGAGACCGGCACGCTGACGAGCGTCAGGCTGGAGAGGCTGTGTCCGGACCTGGCGTATGTAATGGAATACAATAACCGGCTCTGGGGCGTGGACAATTCCACGAACGAGATCAGGGCGTCAAAGCAGGGAGATCCGACAAACTGGAATTACTACCAGGGGACATCGATGGACTCCTATGCTGCGACGCAGGGGACCGACGGTGAGTGGACAGGATGCGCTGCATACTCTGCCCACCTTCTGTTCTTTAAGGAAGACTGCATCCACAAGGTGTACGGATCAAAGCCGTCCCTGTTCCAGATCAAGACCGCGACATGTCATGGCCTTGAGCGGGGATCCAGCAAATCCGTGCAGATCATTAACGATACGGTCCTGTACAAGAGCAGGCTGGGGATCATGGCGTATGAGGGCGGAAATCCTGAGCTCATCTCTGACTGCTTCGGCAAGACGAAGTATAAGAACGTGGTCGCCGGTGCTGACGGCCAGAAGTATTACGCATCGATGCTGAAGACCGACGGGACGCCTGTCATGGCTGTGTTCGATACGGATATCGGAGCATGGCACATCGAGGACGACATGCGTGCGACGGACTTCTGCTACTACAAAGGTAACCTGCTCTTCATCACTGATGGGAGCATCAAGACCTACGGCGGAGCATCCGGGAGCATCGAATGGATGGCAGAGTTCGGACCATTCGACGAGTACATGGAAGACAAGAAGGTCTACTCCAAGATGAAGATGCGTCTGAAGATGTACGAAGGATCCCAGATGTCCTTGTATATGAAGATCAACAACGACGACTGGGAGCTGGTTGATACCCTGCAGGCTGATGAAGAGACGTCCGCATATCTGCCGATCATACCAAGGCGGTGCGACAAGTACAGCATCAAGCTGGTGGGGACCGGCCGGGTGAAGCTCGAATCACTGACCAGGAGATACCGTGCCGGCACAGATGGAAGGGACGTGAAAGTATGATTTTAGAGTATGACAAGAATCCGAATCTATCGGTCGAGCAGCAGCTCAGATCTCTCCAGGACTCCATGCAGCAGGCCCTGGATGAGCATGAGAACAGCCTGCAGCAGACAGAGGACCGGACGACAAACAGGATCTCTGACGTCGAGGGGAACATCTCCACGCTGGAGCAGACATCCAGATCCCTGACATCCAGGATCGCTGACTCAGAGGGGAACATATCCATACTGAGGCAGACAGCAGCATCCCTGACGAGCAGGATGGGCGATGCTGAGGGGAACATTAGTAGTGTACAGCAGACGGCGTCGTCACTCACGACAAGGATGGGAACGGCTGAGGGCAACATCAGTTCCGTCCAGCAGACAGCATCCGGTCTGGTATCGACTGTGGCCGGGAAGGTCGGAAAGAACGAGGTTATCTCGTGCATCAATCAGTCGGCGGAATCTGTGACGATCAGCGCATCAAAAGTAAACATTGACGCGTCTTCCCTTACGATCACCAAACTTGGATCAAACTCTGGCTTTTCTGCAGAGGTATCAGGAGACCAATTAAATTACAATTACAACGGCTCCACATATGGCACCATAGGATTTCCGAACGGCGCGCAGAATCTTGAGTTTGAGTCATGGTGGAACATGCGATTCTGGACTGGCCAGAACGGAAACTCTGGTCAAATCACTTTCGGCACTCCATACGCATTATTCAATGGATACATTGCTGCAGAGGGTATCAAGAACCATAACAACAAATGGCTCGCAAGATACGATTCTTCTGCGTCTCGAAATGCTTTTGGAAATAATGAGGAAGTGTCAGTCATCAGAGGGACATCTGTTTACAGGGCTGGAAGCAGCACGTCGTTCGACTCCAGCTCGGACATCAGACTAAAGAAGAACATGGTCCCGCTTGACTATGCGAGCGGCGTTGTCCTTAATCTTGACGCCTTCGAGTTTGAATGGAAGGACAGCGACGACGCCAGGTACGACACCATGAAACACTTTGGAGTATCTGCACAGAAGGTCCGCCAGCTTTTCGAGGAGAACGGCCTTGACGTAAGTGAGTATGCAATGCTTGGAGAAGACGACGGATACTACACTTTGACATATGGTGACTTTATTCCCATGCTGATCAGAACGGTTCAAGATCTGCACAAGGAGATAGAGGAATTGAAAAGGAGAATTTCATGAAGGAAGCTATCACAAATGTACTCGCAAACCTTGAACAAATCCCGGTAAACGGCAGAAACGCCATCCTTATGGGATATTCGCTTGAGATGTTGCTGATGATCAGATCAGAGCTCGAAGCACAGGAAGCTGAGGGAGATGATCCGGAAGAGGAGAACGAAAATGCTGACGATTGATACAGACGATAAATCGATAGACGTGACGCGTGGGGACTATTTCGCAATTGTCTTCGGCGCTCATGACGCCGCCGGCGACGACTGGAATCCAGAGAACGTCGGCGTGGATTCACTTACATTTGCTGTTGCGAAGACTCTTGATGATCCTGCGGTAATCTCGGTGACCAATGTATTCGACGGCGACACAGACAAATTCTGGACCATCGAAGTGGGCGCGGATGGCAGCACCGATTGGTACAAGAAGGACGACAGCGGCAACGTGGTTTACGGATCAGACAATAAGCCGGAGCTCATTGATCCTGGAAAGTACGTTTGGGATCTGGAAGTGGGCACGTCGGTAGGCCCGATCACGATTATAGGCAAAGATAAAGAGACAGCTCCGAAGTTTACCGTGTGGGGCGACGTCGCTAATAGGGGGTGATCTCATGGCTGATATGACGGGAAACATTCCTTCCAGCGGCAATCTTACCGGTGATATCGTGTACGCTGGAACGCTGACCGGGGACATCCCAGGTATCCGCGGACTCAAGGGCGATAAAGGTGATCCGGGCGATACGGGAAATGGTATTGCGTCTGCGGTCCTGAACAGTAACTACACATTGACATTGACATTCACGGACGGGACGACATACACTACGCCGTCCATCAGAGGAGCACAGGGGGAAAGAGGTTTCACCGGTGTCAGTATCTCCGGCATCGCAATGAACAGTGACTACACCCTAACGATCACGCTGTCGGATGGGACAACATACACCACGCCACCAATCAGAGGAGCACAGGGTATCCAGGGCGAGACCGGAAACGGCATTGCGTCTATCCGGAAGACTGGAACAGTGGGACTGGTCGACACGTATACTGTGACATACACCGACGGATCTACGTTTACGTACAATGTCACGAACGGGGCGAACGGTGCAGGAAGTGTCGCAGATGTATGGCAGAATGGTGTATCTGTATTAGATGGAGATACAGCGAAAGTAACTGTACCCACCAAGACATCAGATTTGACGAATGACAGCGGTTATATCACTACAGAGACTGATCCTACAGTATCGTCATGGGCTAAATCACCCACGAAACCGACATACACTGCATCAGAAGTCGGAGCGGCTGCGGCCTCTCATACGCATGATGACAGATACTACACAGAGGGTGAAGTGGATGGCCTGATAGCAGACGAATACAGTGCGTCTTCAACCTATGCTGTCGGTGATTACTGTGTCTATAACGGACAGTTTTGCAGATGCACAACAGCGATTGCGACAGCCGAAGCATGGAACTCTGCACATTGGACAGCAGTAAATGTAGCAGAAGAGCTCACCGACTTAAAGGGGGATATACCGCAGAACGTCAGTGACCTGACCAATGACTTGGGATTTCAGACCGCATCACAGGTGGCAAGTGCAGTGACAGAAGCAAAGGTACTTGTGATAGACATTGCATCATTCAGTTCATTACCGCAGACCGTATCTAATTCGGCTATTACCGCAGACCATGTTGTAGTCAATTCCGTACTCGGTACACCATCAGCACAGACAGGAGACTGGACGGTTACTACAGGAGCAGGGACATTGACGGTAAGCGGTTCGATAAGCGGTAGCACTACGCTGACATTATATCTTGCAGAGAAACAGTAAAGGAGATTGACTTATGGACAAGGTAACATTCTATACGACCATCGAAAATCAAGTACGCAATGATGGCTCAAAAGGTCTGCTCTATGACCATTTCGATAGTTATGACTCCGCACTCGCAAAGCTGTATACCATCCTTGCGGCGGCGGCTACCAGTGAAATTCCGTATCACAGCGGATGCATCATCAGAGATGATGGAGTAATGACCGATGGCAGAGTGTTTGATAGACGGACAGTTCCTGTCGAGGAAGAACTGGAGGTTTAAGATGATTAGACTCATTAAACTGGGGGGGGTACTCCCTCGATTCGAAAATAAGAAAGGAGGTAGGCACTGGGTTAAGCCTATCTCCGAGACTCACTTCGAAGGAAGGGGGTCAGAGGCGTAAGGGGGTGATTCCCCGTGGCTGAAGGTAAGATACCGCAGATGACGTGGCCGTTAAAAAAAGAGACTATCAATGGCACCACAGATACGAATGGAAATATCAAAGCAAGCGTCACGGCAAAATTGGTTTTGTTTGCATGGGATTCAGAACATGTTTTCATTCCTTTCTTCTACGGCAACTATTGGTATTTCAGAGTTCAACGAACGAATGCTAATGGAGACGCATTGGTGAATACTGCTGTATCATTCTACGTTTACTATATTTAGCCACACGCCGAGAGTATATGGCGGTAAGTAAGATAAGCACTGGTAATCTGAAAACTGCGTACTACAACGCAAACACAGACAGGACTGTGGTCGCTAATAGATACAACGCATTGCTTGATGTGATGGATTTGTACGGGCGAGAAGCAAACACGGTCATTATGGCAACGATCAGATATTCCGGAGGGTATTATTACACATACTTCTTTAACCCGGCAAGGGCTGATGATGTTGTGCTGGAGATTGGTCTGCCAGAATTTAATATCTGGAATATCAATCGTGGTTCTGGAACGTACTATGTGTACGGAACAACGTTTGAAAGAAAAACATAACCCAGTGCCATAGTATATATGGCTATATCAAAGATACCGATTATGGACGTAATGGACGAGATTATTGTCTATGAAAAAGGGAATCTGCGGTTTATGAAGCAAGGCAATGTTGTATCGTTTTACGCCGTAATGAACAATCTTGGCTCTGGCACAGATGTCACTGTTGGAACGTGTCCTGAAAAGTACAGGCCGATAGCATCATATGCATTAAACACACTATACAAAAATGCATCACCATACCCACCAGTCGGTAGCATATGGATTTCACGCAATGGGCCAATAACTCTGTACAAAGATACATCAACAACGAGTGCATATGTGTGTGGGTCATATATCGCAGCAACGTAAAGCAGACTATAAGTTAGTGGAAATGGTTACTGACCCTTGTTTTTAGGGCACAATAATCGAATGAATTTATACCGAAAATAAAAAGCGGAGACGCGCTTTCAACCGCAAGTATCCAGCACGTCTCCATAGGCCCGAAGGCAGGTATAGTATACCATGCCTTCTTTGGAAATCAAAGGGGGTTTTATTATGTCCAGAAACTACAAGACGGAGCTGATCCAGAAATTCCAGGAGCAGATCATAGGCGTGTACGGTGCGGCAGAAGCGGAGCGCATAACCGATGTTCTGACGATCGCGCTGGAAGACTACGAAGTGACGGAGAGATGTGGAGCGCTGGTGCCGTATGACGACGAGAACGAACGGATTCTGAAGCGGTATCTCGCATGTCTCTTTATTGATGGCAAGTCTGAGAAGACCATCAAAGCATACCGGCGGACGATCATTAAGATGACAGAATGCCTGCAGAAGAAGCATGTCGAGATCGGGCCATATGACATCCGCCTGTTCCTCGCATATGAGAAGAGCAGAGGGGTATCCAACACGACTCTGGAGAATACCAGGGCGAATCTATCGGCGTTCTTCCAGTGGCTGACCGTCGAGGAATTGGTTGATAGGAATCCGTGCATGAACATCAAGCCGATCAAGTGCCCGGACAGGGAGCGTTTCCCGCTGTCGTCGGTCGAGCTGGATGCTCTGAGGATAGCCTGCAATGGGACGAGAGAGCGGGCCATGATAGAGCTGTTGGTATCGTCCGGGGTCCGTGTGTCGGAGCTGACCGGCCTTGATGTAGAGGATATCAGCATTCCGGATCTTGAGGTCCATGTAAGGAACGGCAAGGGCGGTAAGGACAGGACGACCTACATCAGCGAAGTGGCGCGGACGCATCTGTCGAAGTACGTTAAAGAGCACGGCATCACGTCCGGTCCGTTATTCGTCAATGGTAAGCACAACCGGCTGAGGCCAGGTGGGGTCAGGTTTATTCTGAATCGAATCGCGGAAAGAGCTGGAGTCGAGAACGTGCACCCGCATCGGTTCAGACGAACATTTGCCACGAGTCTTGCGGATCGTGGGATGCAGGTCCAGGAGATCATGCGGCTCCTGGGTCACACAAATATCAATACAACGATGGAATACGTCAGCATGAGCGACGACAGGATCCGGATCTCATATAAGCAATACACTGCGTGATGGTAGGGGCGAAATAATTCGCTCCTTTTTTTATTATTGAAGAAAAAGAAAGGAGAATGCGATGGCTAAGAAAAATAAAGCCGTTGGGAAGCAGGTCCAGGGTTCCAGCGGCGGAAGGCACAGAATGGACGAGGCGCAGTTAGCTCAGGTCATGGCCGCGAAGACCGGTGGCACGCAGACGCTGCCAGATCAGATCACGTCGACATTTGGCACGGCTTCCTCGGCGAGAGCGACTAACAACAAATCAGGGCACAAGACGAACAAGGACAAGGGCAAGATCAAGGGCGGAAAGAAGAAGCTCACCGGTCAGCAGGTGGCCGGCCTCTTCGGCAACAATCTTGGCACAGGCAACAAACCGACGTCACCGACCTACACAGCACCGGAAGCGTACAGCTCCCAGTATTCCGGAGACGTCTCAAACTATCTCAGCAAGCTGACGAACAGGGAGTCGTTTTCGTACGATCCTCTGAAGGATGCGAGCTACCAGGCCCTGGCGAAGGTGTACAACGCGAGAGGAAACCTGGCCGCACGGGATACGATGGGAGATGCTGCGAATCTCAACGGCGGATACGGATCTTCCTATGCGACCACAGCGGCTGCCCAGGCAAGGAATCAGTACAACCAGGAGCTGGCCAGTTACATCCCGCAGCTTGAGCAGAATGCATACGACAGATACGTGGGAGACTACGAGATGAATCTGTCCACGCTGGGTGCTCTGCAGGATGCGGACGACACCATGTACGGCAGATATCGTGACACGGTGGCCGACAATCAGTGGCTGTACGGAATGGACTATCAGAAGTACAGGGACGACGTTGCTGACAGACAGTGGAACAAGGAGTTCAAGCTGGAGAAGAGGGACGCAAAGGCTGAGAGAAAGCTGACGAGGGCCAAGACGAAGTACACGAGAAAGCAGACGAAACTCTTAAAAAGTAAATCCTCCGGTTCAAGTGGCGGCGGCGGTCGCAGAAGCTCAGGCGGTTCCGGGGGAAGCAGTGGCGGTGGCTACTACAGATCAAGCGGAAGTTCAAGCAGCTCCAGTTCCGGGGGCAGCTCCGCAGGATCCCAGGCGGTAGCAGATCTGGCCAAGAACGTAGGAGCCTGGGCATTAGGACAGTACGGACGGCTGGGCCCAAAAGGTCCGACAAAACCGAAGAAGTAGGAGAGCGGTATGGCAGGAAGAAGCAAAGTAAAACCATCAACATACAGGAACCGGCACAAGGTCAACACGTCCAGTAATACCGGCAAATCGAGCGGCGGATCTGGATCAGGTCTTGGCGGAGCTGCCGCTGCCGTCACTAATGCGATATCGAATCTTGGCAAGCAGGTCGGAAGCGGCATCAAAAGTGGTGCGGAATCTGCCGGGATTCCAATCAGCGGATCGAAGAAGGGTTCTAAGGGTTCTGAGCAGTCTGTACAGAGACAGTACCGGAAGGTCATGAAGACCGCCAGCTCAGGGACCAGACGTCGCGAGCGGGATAGATCGAGACTCCTCAGTGACAGAACAGCGGGGCAGGTGAAGACAGCGGCCGAACAGATCCAGGAGCGGAACAGCAGGATCAAGACATCCGCGGACTACAGGACGCAGTACGGTGAAGAGCCGTATAACTATCGTCTGAGGAAGAACCAGGAACGGCAGGATCGTGAGCGGGAGAAGGCGAACACCTACCACGCGACACCGGAAGATTCCTTCATGATCAATTACGCCAAGTCGGAGTCGATCATACGCCATCACCTGCAGAGGGAAGGCAGAAAGCAGATCGAGAAGGCTGACAAGGACGCGAGATCGGAAGGGAAGTACATCCCGATCAGCGAGAAGAACAGGTATCTCGACAGTCTGAACGAGAAGGCAAAGGACCTTGCGGAAGAGTCTGCAAAGAAGCAGAGCAACAAGGGCCTCAAGAAGTGGAACAAGGAAGATCACTATAGATCCCTGGGAGACAGGATCGGAAGCATCGTGCTCGGAAGTACGGAGCAATCTATCGGCCAGTACGGGAGATTCATCCCAGAGGTCATGACACAGGCGTCTTCCGGAAGAGCTGGGAAGAGTGGTACGGTCGCACATAGAGGCGGCGTATCCGTCAAGGAGATGGCTGATCCGAACCGGGGTGACAAGCTCCAGGCAGAGGCTGACCGTATCCGGAGACAGCAGCGCATGGGATCTGTCCAGGCAGGTCTGGCTGCATCCAGCCTGATCGACAAGGGAACGAACAGAGTCGACTACGGCATGGCCGGTCTTTCCGGTGGTGCCAAGTTTGCAGCGGAAGCTCTCCAGGGAGCGACACAACTCGCCATTGATCTTGGAATCGGTGCAAC